ATTGGCAAATATCCGGTGACTCAGGAACAATATCAAGCAGTAATGGGAACCAATCCCTCTCACTTTAAAAATAATCCCCAAAATCCGGTAGAACAGGTTAGTTGGGACGATGCTAGAGCTTTTTGTCAGAAATTGAGTCGAATAACCGGTAAAACCTATCGCCTACCCACAGAAGCGGAATGGGAATATGCTTGTCGAGCAGGTACAACTACTACATATTATTTTGGTGATGATGCTAATCAGTTAAGAGATTATGCTTGGTATAGCGAAAATTCTAATGACACAACTCATCCCGTAGGACAGAAAAAGCCCAATGGTTGGGGACTGTATGACATGAGTGGTAATGTTTGGGAGTGGTGCGAAGATAGTTGTCTGCGCGGCGGTTCTTGGTTCATCAATCCGAGGTACTGTCGCAGTGCGGTTCGTTTCTGGCTCTTCCCCGGCTTCCGCTTCAACTTCAGCCTCGGTTTTCGAGTTGTCTGCGACAATTAGTCAGTTATCAGTTATCAGTTGTCAGCAACGAATCAACGGGAGTAATTATGCTATCATTTCAAGAGTTTCAAGAACAAGTTTTGAACGTTCTTAGTCCAAGTGAAAGAGAATGTAAGTTTTGGAAAAGTTGCTCAAGTTTCTCGGCAGATATTAATTATCATGGCGTAGAATATGTATCTTTTCAGGTAAGATACATAATAGACGAGAAAAACTGCAATTGCGGGCAGTGGTTTATTCAAAAAACTTACACGCAAGAATGTAACACTTTTTCGGATTCTTTAACTCAAGGCATAGAAACTATTGGTAAACAAACCACAGAATGTATTAACGGTGAGTTACAAGTTTTTTTTAAAATTCAAAAAGGATGGAGAAACGTTAAATTTAAAGAATTGTTTGAGTCTTTAATGATAAATTAATATCTCACCACGAGACATAAGAGTTGACTATCCGTAATCGGTTAGTCTAAAGTTGCTATAATAGCTGTAAGTTATCCTTACAGCTATTTTTTAATGATTAACTGGAATCTAGGAAGACAATTAGCCATTGAGTCTTTTAATGAAATGGTGGGCGAATTTGCCCAAGAGATTAACTTTCAGATAAAAGATACTAAATGGAACTGGCCACGGGAGACTGTACGAAAAAATGGCGGTGTAGTTGGCTCACCCCGGGACATTGTAGATACAGGTGAGCTAAAAAATAGCCAATTTATTGAAGATGTATCAGATACCTATAAAGTAATCGGGTACACGGCTGATCATGCCGCTCTTGTCCATGAAGGGTATCAAATAGAGCGTAACGATGGGACGGTGACAGATGTTCCCGCCCGCCCATTTATCGACACGGCTATAGAAGACTATAATCCAATTGAGGCTTATAGTGAAATCTTAAAGGAAAAATTAAATGAGTGAATCAGAATTAAGAGATATTTTATTAAGCATTAGAAACAATTTAAAGATACTTATCGGCGCTGACTTAGGTAAATACGAAATAACAAGCCCTACAGGGCAAAATTTAAAAGAAATTGATGCTATTTGGGTAGAGCCTCCTGAATTACCCCCTAACTATAAAGTAAAACCTAATAGCGGCATCGAAGCAATTATTCAAAGAGAGCCTAATCCTTATCACGAAAATTTACTAGGATATACCGTAGGTATAAATAACTATTACATTACCCTAAAACAGTACAATCTAGAGAAATCCTTAACACCGGTGATCGAGAGACTTAAATCATCTCGCTACTGGAATTTTCTAGATCAGCCGCGCCTAACCCCCTACACCAAAACCTCTGAGGGGATTATCAGACCAAAAGCGACCTTTAAAATCACTACTGCTAGGCTTTTAGACTTCTAGAGTACACATTTACTAATCTTTTATAGTACAATATAACTAGAAAAGTTTAGTCAGTGATTAGAATGTCGAATCAAATTCTAGAGTTAAATCGGAGTGACAACCTCACCCCTAGCCGTGATACGCAATTTTTTATTTCTGGTGCTTACGGATTTGGACAAGAACCTTCCACACGAGTAGCCGATTTAGCTTCCGCAATCGTCTTAGGTGATTCCACTCTTACCGTGGCGACTGGGGGTTTTGGCCGAATTTTATATGCTGGCACTTTAATTTATGTGGGGACTGCCGGTGATTATGTGGTCGTCCGAACAAAAACGACGACATCAGCCCAGACAGTAATCCAGATCGAACCTTCCAAAATTGCTGCTACCCTTGCTACTCCCGCTCAAAAATGCACAATTAAATCTTGGGTTCCTTTTTTGAGCGCCAAGACCTTTAACGTTGACACCTCCTCTACTGAGGTTACTGATTCCGTCTTTGGTGAAATGGCGGTGGAGAAATTTATCTCTGAGATCATGAGTACTGGGTCGGTATCGGGTCCGCTTGTATTTGGTGATCCTGGATATGAAATCGTAAAGGCCGCAGAGCAAAAAGGTGAGCGAATTTACCTCGAAATTGTCTATATGGGACAGCGCGGAGGTTTAGGGTTTCAGACAAATGTTAGCCAAAATGTTAGTGGTGAAAAAGGCAATTTCCTACAAGGAAACGTAACTCTAACTATTAGTGGCAATGTGTTTGACATTAAACCGATGGCAACGTCGCCATTCTCTCCTAATGTAGCTGATGACCTCAATTAAAATAGTTAAACTCCTTGTCGATGAAGACCAAGAGGTAATGTTAGTCAATTCTAGAATAATCAATAATTACCTCTGGTTTTCTTTCGGTACGTTTGATCGAGAAATAAGTCAACAAGAAAAGATATTAATTGAACCACCAGACGGAACAAAAAACCAAGAAAGAATACAGGTATCTGTGATCATTGATCCTCTGTGGCTCAATACTGAACAAAGTGCAAAAAGAAATCAAAAGGTAAAAATAAATGGCGAAGTTAAGCGTATTGGGTAAATTGAAGTTTAATGAAACATTCTTTTTCCCTTTAAAAAAAGAATGGATTTGTTACATTGAAGACAATGATGCTTTATTAGAAAAGATAGATACAATTGCCACTGAAGAAAATGGGGAAATTGGGATTAAGTTTTTAAAACGATACGGGATTAATCCAAAGGAAAATGAAACAGTCAAGGAATACTTAGAGGCACGGGAAAAAGCTGACAAAGCTTATCTTGAGAAAATTAAAGCTATCGGGCAAAAAACGGGACTATCCACTGCTGAAATTGAAGGAGTAGTAGTTAACGACGGTTCGATCCGAGAACGAATTGAACAGGTCATGGTTGATGCCCTTGACGGGGTAAAATCTGACAGCGTAGAACAAAAAGTAGAAACCGCCGCTATCGTGCAGCAATCAATTTTAAGCAACCGTAAAAAAACAAGAGAACTAACAAGAGAATCTATAGAACTTGTAGAGCCTTATCTCGATGAATTAAACGCTTTATTTAAGGATCGGGAAACAACCTATGAAACTTACAATAGAGCCTTGTTAGCTAACTTTCTAGGTAGTCCTCGACGGGTAGTTAAACTTAAAGATAAATCTTCTGTTGATTTCACCATACAAGACATTAATGATATGTCTCAATTTATGGTAATAAAACTCTATCAAGACTATCTCTGGCAAGACATAACCCAGTGGCAAAACCCAGAAACTGAGAAACCAGAGCCTGAAAAATCAGAATCAGAATCAACGGAGGACGACGAAAAAAACGAATAGATGACGCAATTAATGCGCGGTTAGAGGCAATCGCTAACCCCATTAATTGGGAAGAAATCTATTACAAATGGTGTGCATGGGGATTACCCATCGAGGAGTGGGAAGATTGGCCAGACTGGTTAATCCTGAAAAAATATTCAGGGATTCAAAAAGTCAAATGTGAAGAAATTAATTCACTATCAGGTACGGTTAGTCAGATTGCTGCCATGGTTCACGCCTACCTAGTAGCACAATCTAAAGAAGGTTCTAAGTCACAAAGTCTTAATCCTAGTGATTTTCTGCCTTACCAGTTTAAAGAAAATAAAAAATATTTTCTTGATCAAGAAACCGCTCAAATTCTGTTAGAAGCTATGCAAGCTGGCCAAGTGCCAGTCTTCGCCACTCAGATAATAGTCGATTGCGGACTATACGACGAAATAATTCAATTAGTAGGGGAGAAAAGCTAATGTCTTTATCACTTGGTACTTTAGAAATCGGTCTAGGGCTAAATACATCTCAGTATGATGCCGGTATCAAATCGGCTAAAGACCAGCTTTCTTCCTTAGAGCAAAAAGTTATTACTCCCAAGGTCGATCACCGTCCGTTAGATGCCTTGAACCAGCATCTAACGGTTAAAGAGAATCATTATGATAAACTTAATAAAAAGATTATTGCCCCTAAAGTCAATCACGTTGCATTAGAAACATTAAACGAGTATTTAGCTGTTACAGAAAAGCGCATCGATGAATTTAATAAGAAAGTCATTAAAGTTCAAGTTGATGACACAGAATTATTGGCACTTCAAAAACAATTAGAAGAAACCCTTGCTTTACAAAATCAAGTTATTGAGTCTTCTAAAGAAACTACTATTAAGCCAACAACAGACAGTCAAAATCTTACAAAACTTCAAAAAGACCACGAAAAAACAAATATTGCACAAGAAAAAACAAGAAAAAAAGCCAATCAAAACGTATCAATAACAACAAGTAATCAAAATCTAACAAAACTTGATCAACAGCATAAACAAACTCAAATCAAGACAATACCTGTTACAACAGAACAGCAAAATATATCTCAAAGACCTGTTGCACCAGAGCAGCAAAATATATCTCAAAGACCCAATATTCGAGGTGGTGGGTTTAGTGCAATGGTGGCCGTGGAGTTATTGTCGCAAATTTTGTCAGGATCATTGACCAAAATTTTGTCAGCAGTATTACCAGCAATACTAAAAGTTGTTGAAACTAGAAAGAATTTTGTCAGTGCAGTAATGTCAATGCCTGCCAACTTTTTAAAGAGCTATTCAGAAGGCGCGGCTTACACTTACGCGGATATATTTACCAGGAATAATATTAGAGCTTTTGACAAAGAAGCAGGAACAAACTTGTATGAAACTGGTGGATCCGATCTCGGTAAGCTTGCTGGGAAAACAGTTAGAAAAGGCAAAACAGTATTAAACGAGCATTTAGAAACTAAATCGGCACAAAAAGGTTCTGAGGCTATAGCAGACGCAACTAAAAGAACAAAAGAAGAAATGGCAGAATTAAAAAAGTTAGCCATTGAATTTTATAATACTCAAGACCCTAGTAAAGCACAAGAGTTAGCAAAACAATTGCTAAAAGTATCTGATTCAATGAGACAAGTTGCAATGTCTCCTATCGATACTTTTGCTAATGCAAGAAAAGAACTAAAATCAGGTGAGTCTATCGCAAAAGCTAGAAAACAATCAGCAACAGTCCAACTAGACGAAAAAGCTGTAAGTGAAGCAAAAAAAATAGTTTTTGTTTCTGGGGGTTTTGCTGGTAAACAGGGAGAAGGAAGCAAAGAAATTGCTGAAAATCTTCAACCAAAACTAGAAGATGGGGTTTTAGTTATCCCTATTGCTAATAAAGCAACTGATTTAAGTACATCCATTAAAGATAATCCTTTGAAATGGGCTGGTGAAGCAGCCGCTCAAACGGTGGGGCAAGGATTGTCAGGGACTAACGAAGATTCAGTTTCAATGCTTGCTGCAGTTATCAAGGCTAGAGAATTAAATCCTAATGCTCAAATTGATTTACTTGGTTATTCTGCCGGGGGTTTTGTTTCTGAAGGTGCGACTAGATTAGCAAACCAAGCTGGTATTGAAAATATAAAAGGGGTAGCTATTGCTACCCCGTCAATGGTCGGGACTACTCAAATAGATAATTTTTCTCGTTATATGGGAGAAAATGACCCTATTAGACTAGCAGAACAAACTATGGGGGCATCAGATGTATCCAAGCAAAGTCAAGTTATTTCCGGTATTGCGTCACATTCTTCTTCTGACTACCTTGAAAACGCAGAAATTATCAAGATATTGAATAAAGAAGTTGATAAATTACAGGAGAATATTGAAGATATTCCTGATCAATTAGAACTATTTGATATGTCATCTTTGCAATTAAAACAAAGAGAATTAGTAGCTATTGAAACACAGCTAAAAGAAGTCAAAGAAGCTACAAAACCTTTAGAACATTTAAAAGTTGATAGTATAGTAGCAACCAATATTCCTAACATTAAATTAGGCACTGAAGAGAAATCGTTTGAGATTCCTAGTATTAGTTCAAAAAATAACCCGTCTAAAAATATAACAACCGACAATAAAGTTAGTAGCAATATAGGTGTTAAAGAAAAAGAACTTGTGTCACTGTCTAAACAGACAAAAGACCTAAAGTCTTTAATTCAAAGTAATCCTGCATCTGCTGATATTGTTAAAGCACAGGCTCAAACTGACGCAATTAGAAAATGGTTTAGTGATCGTTATCAAAAATTAAAAACATTAATAGATTCTGGTGAATTAGACCAAGCAAAAAAAGTAGCTAATGAAATATTAATTGCCAAAGAACAAGCATCTTCTGATTTAGAAGACATACTAAAATTACTCAAAGAAGCTGGACAGCCCACTTCTATAGCTTCTGGGGGAGTCGGTGCTTCTGTTCAGTCTGCAAAAGGATACTTAAGTAGTACAGGAAAAAAAGTTCAGACTGCTCAAGAAACAATTGGTATAAAAGAATTATCTCCTATTAAATCAGGACTAATTCACCAAATTCAGAAAACTGGTGTCAATACTACTACAGTAGGCTTTAAAACTCTATTCGCAAAGGCTATAGAACAATCGGCAAAATCAATAGCTTCTGGTGGGAATAAAGAGTTAATAGAGGCTAATCTAGAGAAACTAATCTTAAGCTTAAATCCTGTTTTAGCAAATAAAAATAAGACTAAAGGACTTGGCTCTGACATTATAGAAGGGATAAAAATAGGAATTAAAAGCGAGTCTGGTGATTTAGATGCAGAAATGCGGGAAATTGCTTTAACCTTACCGAAAACAATTAGAGATACACTTGAGATTCAATCTCCATCAAAAGTTATGATGCGAATTGGTCGTGACATCAAAAAAGGTTTAATACTAGGACTAGATGGAATAAAAACTGAATTAAAATTTAAGGAGATAGAGATAAAAGATTTTGTCGGGAAAGTAAAATCTTTAGACCGTGAATCTTTAAAAACTAATGTCCAAAAAGCAGGGAAAGGAATTTTTAATGCACTTCCTAGTAATGTAAGAAATGAAGTAAAGTTTAGACAATGGGAGATGGAAGAATCTGCTAAACAAATGCAACCCCTAAACCGTGAAACAATAAAAACAAATATTAAACAGGTAGGGAGAAAAGTTTTTAATATTGGAGGGATTCTTGATAAAATTGATGATTTTAAAAGTAAAAGTAAGTTAGAGCAACTTAGCACCATTGCTAATAAAGTTCAAAGATCACTTGATAAATTACCAGAACCAATTAAGAAAGTTGCTGGACTAATAAGAAACGCAATATTAGGTATAGTTGGTTTTAACATTCTTGAATCAACTATTGGTTTATTAAATAAATTTGGGAAAGAAGCTTTTCAAACAGCAATTGAAGCAGAGCGGTTAGAAATGGCTTTATCCTTAACCACAGACGACGCTGAGTCTGCTTTATCTAGGCTAAAAGTACAAGCAGATAAACTTGGAACATCTTTTTTGTCTTCTGCCAAAAACTATCAGCAGTTTAGTGCTGCTGTAATGAACACTTCACTAGAGTTTCAAAAAGATAAAATTTTTGAAGGAATAACATTAGGATTGGCTACTAGAGGTGCTAATTCCCAACAGCAAGACAGAGCTTTACTAGCTATTACTCAAATAGCTAGTAAAGGTCGTGTTTCAATGGAAGAACTTAACTCTCAGTTAGGTGAAGCAATGCCAGGCGCGTTACAGATTGCCGCTAGAGCTTATGGTGTAACGTCTCAAGAATTTATTAAATTAATTGAGTCTGGATCAGTAGCATCAGATGAATTTTTGTCGAAATTTGCAACTCAAACTACTTTAGAATCAGCAGGAGGGATTAATGTAATTAATGACACGGCTTTTGCTCAAGTTGCAAAACTTGAAAATCAATTAAACTTGCTTCGCATAGAAATGGGAAAACCTTTATTAGAAGTGGCTAAATTAGGGATACCTACAGTTATCAGTGGACTTAGGACTTTAGAGGATCATGGAGATAAAATTGTAGCTACTTTTGTTTCGATGGGGATTGTCGTATCGGGTGTATTTGTTCAAATGTTACACAGGCTTGGTCTTTTAAAGTTAGGGCTAAAAGCACTAGGAGTTACCGCAGCATCTACAAAAGCATCAATTGCACAAATAGGTATAGGATTTGTTAAAGGGCTAGGATGGACTGCTTTAGTCTTTGGTGTAATGGAAGCTTTTAAAGGGCTTTATCAATACATCAACGCAGGCTCCGAAGAGTCTAAACGATCCCTTAAATCAACTCAAGAATCGTTACAAGAATTGAGACGATTACTAGAAAAACCTTTACCTATACCTAAAGCTTCTACTGTTATAACTGATAGTGCAACCGCAATTCAGCAATTTAAAAACAACAGAGAAAGAGATAAAAGTTTAGAGTTTACTGCGGGGGGACTAAGTGATACAACACAAATCTTAAAATTATCAACTGACACATTTAGTGATACAAAGATTACCGAATTTACGGGTAAACTTGACACATTGCGGCAAAAAGCGAAAGACCTCAAGATAGATGAAATCATAGCTAGTGGAGATGCTGACGTTAAAAAAGCTACATCTGTTCGTCAAGAAATTGCGAAAGTAAACCAAGAAATACAAGCT